CGACGAAGCAAGCGCCCCAGGCGGGGGGCGGCCCCCGCCCCCCCCGCGCCCGATGTGCAGGATCCGGGGAAGCCGATGAAGTATCGAAACACCCCCACCGAGCGGGTCACCTCCTCCGGGGCCGTCATACGCTTTGACAGCCAGAAAGAGGCCAGGAGATACGACCACCTGATCCTCCGCCAGCAGGCCGGAGAAATCCGGGATCTGCGCCTCCAGGTGGATTTTACTTTGCAAGAGGCATACACGGACCAGAAGGGGCGGAGGATCCGCGCTATCAGATACAGGGCGGATTTTACATACAAGGAGCGGGACGGGCGCCTGGTGGTGGAGGATGTGAAATGCCGGCCAACCAGGACGCGGGAATACCTGATCAAGCGCAAACTGATGAAAGAGCAGCGCGGAATTGACATAACAGAGGTGTGAGCATGAACCAGCAGACAACGGGCGGGGCTACCCGCGAGGCCGTAAAAGAATACTTGCAGCAGTACCACATGGCGAGAGAGCGCCGCCGCATGCTGGAGCGCCGCCATGATGTGCTGGCGCGGGAGCTGCGGGCGCCGGCGCCTGGATCCACATACATGACCATGCCGGCCTCACACCCCGCAGCGGACAGCGAGGGGGCCGTGTCCGTTGTCTTTCGGCTTGCGGAGGTGGAGGACCGCATAGAAGCCCAGCGGGCCGCCATGGGACGGGCCGTCACCATGGTAATGGATCTCATTGACCTGCTGCCGGAGAACAGCATGGAGCGCACCGTGGTGGAGTTGCGACACATCGACTGCAAGAAATGGGAACGGATCTGCAAAGAGGTACACATGAGCAGGTCCAGGGTGAACGACTACTACAACGCAGCCCTGGACACGATCCTGTCCAATAAGCGGGCGCAGAAATTGGTGCAGGATTTTGAGCAGGACAGGGGACACGGAACCGGCGGAGAAAAAAGTAGGCCAATTTGAAAAGTTCGGACACTATCGGACATTCGCCTGTGTTATGCTGGTATCGTGGAAAAACGGCAGGGGCAAGAGAGCAGAACCCCCGCAACATAGAGAGAGGCCGCCAGGGCGTGAAGAACCTGGCGGCCTCTGTGTTTTTTCACACCATGGGCCGGGGAGCAGAACCGCAGGGGCTTTTCTCCTTTCACCCTGTCCTGCCGCATTGTACCAGAGCGCGGCGGGCCGGCCCGATCCGGGTGGTGCCCAGGGCCTCCTATGCCGATGGGGTGGCCCTGGGCGCACCGGAAAATCACAACCCCCTCCCCCGTTTGGGTCCTTTCTGGAAAATAAATCTTTGCGGGGCAAGTGAAGTCCGATTATTTTCCACAAAAAATCAAAAATTTTTAGGGGTGTTTCGTTACGCTTTTTCAAAAAGCGGGAAAACCATACCCCCTAAAGGGGGTATCAGGCGGAAAGGGGATGAAGAAAATGCGAAATCGCCCACGCCGAAAAAGCGAAATCCGGCAGGGCGGGGCGAACCGGGCCAGCGGCACAAAAGGAGGTGCAGCCGGTGGCGGAGAAAAAAGGGGCCGGAAAGGCCAAAACAGGGGCGGCCAGTAAGGCGGCGAAAGCGCCGGCGGCCCTGAATACAGTCCCGGAGTGGGCTAGCACCACGGCGGTGGCCAAGCTGCTGGGGAAAACCACCCGGCGGATCCAGCAGCTCACCCAGGACAGCGTGCTGGAAACCGAGGTGCCGCCCGGCGGCGGCGCCCGAAAATATAAAACCTGCGAAACGATCCAGCGTTATATTGCCCACATCGAGCAAAAGGCCCAGGAAACGGCGGCGGCCAGCTCCACCGCGGAGCTGAACCTGCGGAAGCTGGAGGCGGAGGTAGAGCTGAAAGAAAGCCAGGGCCAGCTCCACAAGCTGAAAACCGCCATTGCCGAGGGGAAATACATCAAGGCCGAGGAGGCCACCAGGGATCTGACGGACTTCATGGCCATGTTTAAGAAATTCGCCATGAACATCCCACCCCGCGCCGTGAAATCCATAGCCGGATATGCGGACCCGCAAACGGCCAGGGCCATGGAAAGGGCAATGCGCAAGGAACTGGAGGATATGCTGGCCGTATTCGTTGACGCGGCGGAGATCGGACCGGAGGAGGCAGAGCTATGAGGCCGTACAGGGTAAAGCCGTACACGGTGCCGTCGTGGATCCACCGGGCGCTCCTGTCCCTGCGGCCAGCGGAACGCCTGCCGGTTTCCAAATGGGCGGAGAAATGGCGGGTCCTGCCCGACACCAACGCTATACCGGGGCCATTCCGCAACAGCGTGACCCCGTATCTGGCGGAGATCATGGACGCATTTTCCAACGAGGATGTGGAGCGGATTGTATTTGTAAAGCCCACCCAGGTGGGAGGCACCACGGCCCTGGAGAATATGCTGGCCAGCGCCATTGACCAAGACCCGGCACCGACTATGATCGTCTACCCCTCCAAGGAACTGGCAGAGCGGACGGTGGAGGCGAAGCTGGAGCCGATGATCCGGCAATGCAAACCGCTGGCAGCCAAGTACCGGGAGGCGGAAAGCCAAAAGCTAAAGATGAAATTTGAAACCATGTTCGTTTTTCTTTCGGGAGCAAACAGCCCGGCCTCCCTGTCCTCCACCCCGATCCGGTATTTGTTTCTTGACGAAGTGGACAAATTTCCGGGAGCCTCCAAAAAAGAGGCGGATCCGGTTTCCCTGGCCATAGAGCGCACCAAGACCTACACCACAAACCGCAAGATCTTCATGGCCTCCACCCCTACGCTGAAATCCGGCCACATCTGGAAAGCCAAGGAGGAGGCGGAAGCGGAAAAGCATTACTTTGTGCCATGCCCCCATTGCGGGGAGTACATCGAATTTGTATTTGCACAGCTGAAATGGCCAAGCAAGGACGATGTGCCGGACAGCGCCGAGCGGGCGGAAATGGCAACCTATGTCTGCCAAGCCTGCGGGTCCGTGATCACTGACCAGGACAAGGGGAAAATGCTGGCCGCCGGCAGGTGGCAGACGGTCCGACAGACCGCCGCCAGGCCCTCCAGCGTGGCCTATTGGCTGAACACCCTGTACTCCCCTTTCACGCGGTTTTCAGAGATTGCCAAGGAGTTCCTGCGGTGTAAGGATGACCCGGAGCTGCTGCAAAACTTTGTCAACAGCTGGCTGGCGGAGCCATGGGAGGACACCAAACTGCGGACCAATGCGGAGCTGGTGCTGGAGCGGCAGACCGAGGTGGAGGCATACGCCCTGCCGAAGTGGGCGAAGCTGATCACCGCCGGCATAGATGTGCAGGAAAATTGCCTATACTGGACGATCCGGGCCTGGGGCGATTATATGACCAGCCAGAACATTGCCCACGGCCAGGCGCTATCCATGAACGAGGTGGCGCAGATCATGAACACCGAGTTTATACACCCGGACGGGCAAAGACTTTTGGTGTCGCTGGCCCTGATGGACAGCGGCGACCAGACGGATGAAGTTTATGATTTCTGCCTCTTAAATTCGGACTGGGTGCTGCCCAGCAAGGGAACCGGCACCATGCTGTCCAACTACCGCCTGTCCACGATCAACAAGGCTGGCAGCAACGCCAACGGAATGACACTGGTGCTGGTGGACGGCGGGAAATACAAGGACATGATTGCCGCCCGCATGAGGAAGCCAAACGGGAAAGGATCCTGGATGGTCTACAAGGGCTGTGATCTGGAGTATGCGGAGCAGGTCACCGCGGAGCATAAAGTGACCGAGCGGGCCAACGGGAAAGTGGTGCAGAAATGGGTGCCGAAAACCACCCACGCAGACAACCACTATCTGGACTGCGAGGTGTACGCCGCGGCGGCGGCGGACATGCAGGGCGTCCGGTCCCTATACCTGCAAAGCCAGGAGCCGGAAAAGCCCAAGAAGCCAAAGCCGGAGCCTGCGCCGACACCGGAGGAAAACTGGATCCAGCAAAATGAAAGCTGGGTATAAAGCGGGAGGACAGAATGGAACACACACAAATGAAGCCGGCGGAAATGCTGGAACAGGTCAATAAGGCCATTGCGGCGGTGCTGGTAGGCGGCCAGTCATACAAGATCGGCAGCCGGTCCCTGACACGGGCGGATCTGTCCATGCTGAAATCCATGCGTGATGATCTGGAGGCCCAGGTGGCGGCGGGGACCCCCTCCCACCTGCTGGATCGGACCTTTGTGGCCTACTTTGACGGGAGGTGACCGTGCCGCATGGGAATTTTGGATAACATCATCACCGCAATTTCGCCGGAAAGAGGCTACCGGCGGGAGGCATGGCGGCAAGCCCTGGAGGAGCTGCGGGGATATGACGCGGCCAGCCATGGGCGCCTAAATGCCGGGTGGCGGGTTTTCAACGAAAGCGCGGAATTAACAGACCGTTACAGCCGGGATGTGATCCGCGCACGCGCACGCGATCTGGAACGCAACAGCGACATTGCCCAGTCTGTGATCCACGCCTTTCGGCGGAATGTGATCGGGAAAGGCTATAAGCTCCAGCCAAAGACAGAGAGCGAGCTGTTAAACGACCAGCTGGAAAAGCTGTGGAAACAATGGTGCCGCAAGGAAAACTGCGACATAACCGCGTCACAGTCTTTCAACCAGATCATGCGCATGGCTGTGACACGGAAGCAGGTGGACGGCGGGATCCTGTTCATCAAGCGATACACGAGGGGCGGCCTGGTGCCGTTCAAGCTCCAAATGATCGAGGTGGACGAACTGGACACCACCGCCTCCATCCCCAGGCACAAGGGAAACACCGTGGTGGGCGGGATTGAGTATGACCCGGCCCGCCGGGCGGTGGGCTATTTTATCCAGCAGTACGATGTGGAGGGCTGGAAGCTGACCACCCCGGTGTATATCGAGGCCAAGCATGTGATCCCGTACTGGACCAAGCACCGCCCCAGCCAGCTGCGTGAGGTTTCGGACCTGTCCCCTACCATTACGCGGGTACGGGACACAAACGAATTTATCACCGCCGTTTCCGTCAAGGAGCGGATCGCGGCCTGCCTGGCCGTGTTCATTAAGCGGGCAACCCCTACGGGCGGATTTGGCCGCGGCGGCGTGGTGGCCGGCGGGGACCGGGTGACCTACGAGGGCAAGAGCCTGACCCCCGGCATGATCAAGGAAATGAATGTGGGGGACAGTATCGAAACTGTGGAGCCGAAAAGCGCGGGATCGGACGCCTCCCAATTCCTGAAAATGCAATGGCGTCTGATCGGAGCCGGCCAGGGCATGAGCTACGAGGCCACCAGCCGGGACATGTCGGAAAGCAATTATTCCAGCGCACGGCAGGGAGCGAATGAGGATGAAGCCACATTCGCGGCGGAGATCGAGCTGCTGACCGAGATCATGAGCGAGATCTACGAAACTTTTGTTATTTCCTGTTATCTCACCGGGCTGATCAACCCGCCCGGATTTTGGGATAAAAAGGCGGATTACCTGGCGCACAAATGGGTGCAGGCACCGAAAAAATGGATCGACCCGGCCAAGGAAACCACCGCCACCAAAACCGCCCTGGCAACGGGCCAAAAGACATTCCAGGATGTCGCAGCCGAACAGGGCAAGGACTGGAAAGAGGCCGTGGACGAAATGGCCGAGGTCCTGAAATATGGCCGTAAAGCCGGCATTGAGATGGGAGGTGTAATTTATGGCCAAGGAGCAGCAGCACAGCAGAACGCCGGAACCCAGGGACAAGAGCCAGGGAACCAGGAGCATGGGGGAAATCCTGATCCGACAGGAGGAGGGGCAGGACAGCCGCCGGAGAACAGTTAGTTTCTCCAGCGAAACGCCATACCGCCGCTATTTCGGCATGGAGATCCTGGACCATGCAGAGGGCGCCGTAGACCTGGGGCGCCTGAACAGCGTGGGTGTCCTGCTTTTCAACCATGATGTGGACAGGGTTGTAGGCCGCGTGGTCCGCGCCTGGGTGGAAAACAACCGCGGTATGGCAGAGGTGGAATTTGATACCGACGCGGACGCGGAAAAGATTTTCAGCAAGGTGCAAAGCGGGACCCTTAAAACCACATCGGTGCGGTACAGAGTAGACAGCTGGGAGGAAGTCCGGGCCGGGGCTACATCGGCAGACGGACGATTTACCGGCCCATGCAGTATCGCCAGGCGCTGGACACCCATGGAAATCTCCGTTGTTTCTGTGCCGGCAGACGCAACCGTGGGCGTGGGCCGATCCAGTGAAAGCGCAGACACACCGGACCTGTCCGCATACGAGCGGCAGATCCAAATCAATCAAAATACTTTTAGGAGGTAAAGAGCAATGACCATTCAGGAAATGATCGCCAGACAGCAGGCGATTGTGGCCGGCGCCCGGAACGAGGGCCGGGGCCTGACCCGCGAGGAGCAGACGGAGTTTGACCAGCTCCAGGGAAAGATTGACGCCGCCCGGAACGCGGGAGGCCAGGACGGCCACCAGGGCGGCGGAGAACCCCCTGCGGAGGGGAACCGCGGAGCCGGTGAGCCTGCCGGCGCAGAGGGCCAGGACGGCGGAAACGACGAAACCCGCCAGGCGGCGGTGCAGGCAGAACGCCAGCGCAACAGCGAAATTGTGGCCCTGTGCCGGCAGGTGGGCATGGATCCGGCGGAGTACATCCGCGGCGGCCAAACCATGGACCAGGTGCGCCAGGCGGCGGTGGAGTTCATGATCTCCCACGGCGGTCCCGTGGGCACCCGGACCGATGACGGCCAGGGCGATGAGTTCCGCAACGCGGCGGTGGACGCTCTGCTGCTGCGTGCCGGCGTCCCTGTGAGCAATCCGGCCAGAGAGGCGGACAGCCTGCGCGGCATGTCTGTGCGGGATCTCATGATCGAGTGCATGGCCCGGAGCGGCGAGGGGTCCACCACTTCCCTGCTGCGCATGGGCAAGAATGACCTGTGGGACATGGCGGTGCGCCAGTTCCTTTCCCCCACGGCCTCTTTCCCCGCAATTCTGGATCAGGCCATCCAGAAATCCATTGTACACCAGTACCAGCTTGTGCCCACCACATTTGGCCTGTGGACCAGCAAGGGCAGCCTGCCGGACTTCAAGCCCAGCAAGGCCCATGAATACACCATCGGCGGCGGCCAGTTCGACAAGGTGACCGAGGGCGGAGAGCTGAAGCACAGCACCCTGGACACCGACATGAACCCACTGCGCAAGCTGGACACCTACGGGACCCAGTTCACCATGACCCGTGAGGCGTTCATCAATGATGACATTGGCTTTTTGTCCGAAATGCCGGGCCAGTACGCCCGCGTGGCAAAGCGGAAGATCAACAAGCAGGTGTATGAGGTCATCGTGAAGAACCCCGCCGTATATGACGGCGTGACCCTGTTTGACGCTGACGCGCACAAGAACCTGATCGCCACCGGCACCGCCCCCACCATTGAGAGCGTCCAGAAAATGATGATGAAGCTGCTGCGCCAGACGGATCCTTTTGGGGAAAGCATTATGGTACAGCCCAAGTACATCCTGGTGCCTGTGGGGTACGGTTTCCTTATGTCCCAGCTGCTTGAAACCTCCCAGGTGGATGTGGAGGGCATTGGCAGCCACACCGCAAACGCCCTTTACAAGTACCGGACCCAGCTCCAGGTGGTGGAGGAGGGCGCAATCAACGCCCTGGCCGGATCCAGCGAGGTGCCCTGGTATATCGTGGGCGACAAGACCACAGCCAAGAGCGTGCAGGTGGACTACCTGAACGGCGTGGAAACCCCCAGTTTCCGCCGGAGCGAAAAGGCCGGTTACCTGGGCTTTGTGTGGGACATTTGGCTGGACTGGGGTATCACCGTCATGGACTACCGCGGCATTGTCCGCAATAACGGCGTAGCCATTACCGAGTAAGGAGGTACAGAGCAATGAACGCAAGATACTGGCAGAGAGGCGAAACCCTGGACTACACCGCCGAGGACGCCGTGGCCAACGGCCAGGTGGTGAGCCTGGGGAACCGGATCGGCGTGGCCGGGAATGACATTGCGGAGGGCGCAACCGGCGCCCTGCATGTCACCGGCGTGTACATCATGGACAAGAAAGCCTCTGAGAAGATCACCATGGGCGCCCCGGTGTACTATGACACCGCGGCGGACGAAATCACCGCCACCGAAAAGGGAAATATCCCCGCCGGCTATGCAGCCGCAACGGCGGAGGCCAGCGACGCCACCGTGCTGGTGAACATTGGGGACCCGGACGGCGCACCGGCAGTCCACAACAGTCTGGCCATGAAAGGCGAGGACGGAAAGGTGTACGACATTACCGTGGCCACCGGCGGAACGCTGAAAGCCACCGAGCGGGTATAAGGAGGGCGTAAGGCATGAAAAAGCTGATCGCCAAACGGTCCGTGCTGTACCTGGGGCGGATGTATGACGCGGGCGACACCCTCCCCGCCAATGACCAGAAGATGGTCACCGCATGGCTGAACGCCAAGAGCGCGGAATGGGACGGCCAGGAGGCCGAGGAGTGCCGCCAGGAGGCCCAGGAGGGCGCAAAACAGGCGGACGGGTCCCAGGGCAGCCAAGAGCAGAACGAGGGCCAGGAGGACGAGGAGAACGGCCAGGAGGAAATGGTGGAGGGCCACCTGGACGCTGAACAGCTGGCCACCATGAAAAAGGCCGATCTGGAAAAGCTGGCTGACCAGCTGGGCGTGGATATTTCCGGCGCAAAGAACAACAAGGAACGGGCGGAGCTGATCGCAGCAGTCCCCGTTCAGGCCCCCGCGCATGAAACAGGGGGCGCCCACTGATGGGCGCCCCCAACTTTAAGGATCTGGTGGCAGCTGACATTTCCGCCGTGTACCTGAATGGCCAGGAGTTCGCGGACACTCACACCATAGACGGAAAGCCCATGACCGTGGTGGTGGATGAAAACGAGCTGCTGGAGCGGGACAAGTCAAAAATGGGGATCCAGGTGGATGGGACCTACAAGGCCCGCCGGCTGATCTATGTGGCCAAGGAGGAATACGGCCCACGCCCGGCCCATGGGAAACAGCTTAATTTTGACGGGCGCCTGTTCCGGGTGGCCGATTGCACCGAGGAGGCCGGTATGCTGGCCATTACGCTGGAGGCGGTGAGATCGTGAGCGAAAGCGTAATACAGATTGACGCCCAGGCGGAGATTGAAAAGATCATCCGGCAGCTGGACACCCTGCCAAACCGGCTGAAAGCCCCCAGTGTGCTGGCAGCCGCAATCAACGCAGCCGCCAATGAAATGAAACGGAAGATCGGCCAAAAGGCCAGGAAACGCTATGCAATCAGCGACAAGAAGATCCTGACCGACAAGAAACGGGGCGGCATGTACATGGAGCGGGCCAAGGGAGCAGACCCATCCGCCACACTGATCTCCAGGGGCGGCATGGTGGAGGTCATGGCATACATGACCAGGAAGAACACCGAAACCACCGCGGCAATGTTGAAAGTGCTGAACGAAAGCGCCATGACCGCGCTGGAGGTGGACGGGCGGAAAGCCTTTGAGGCCACATTCCAGAGCGGACACACGGCCATTGTGCAGCGCGTGGGCCGCGCCCGCCTGCCGGTAAAGTCCCTTATGGCCCCGGCGGTGCCTATGCTGTACGGAAAGACCTACGAGGAAGCCACCCAGGATTATTACTCCATCCTGCAAAAGCACATCCAGCGAGAGGTGGAGCGGGTCCTGGACGGTTTCGGGAGAGCGGCATAAGAAAGCGGCCCCGCAGAGGGGCCGCAAAAGTCAGCAATTATAAAAATCGTCGCTGGTGTAGCCCATTTGCAGGGCAAGGAAATAAATGTGCTTGCACGGTTTACTGCGTTTATCAAAATCCGGGCAAGAGCAATAGTCCAGTGTGGTGGTGTATTCTGTGCCGGTGGAGCCGCTAACCTTTGCTGTACCGCTGTCCACATCATAGCTGATCAGCCCCAAACACTCATGGGACGCTTTTTCAAAACGGTCAGACTGGGCCGCCCCACGGTGTACTTTTTCGTTCCATTCCCCAAATGAGTGCCCAATGGGGCAATGCCGACTATGGATAGAAACAAGTTCGGTTTTTTTACGCGGGAAAATCAGGAAATACGAAACCGTTTCACGGATCGTTTTACTCCCCTCTCTCCCCTCTATCGTGCGCAGTTCGCTTGTCTTGCTTACGGGATGTTTCTTTTTCCACTGGCTATATGCAACAAATGCAGCGGCAAGTATGACACCGCCACAAAATGACTGCACCTCACCGGTGAACAGACACCCGAGCGCGAGAGCGAAAACAACACCAGCGGCAATGTACAACCCTTTCCCTTTCATTCTACCACCCTTTCCACGCTCTTTTGTGCTGATTATTACCACACTTTTCTGAACATTAACACAACCGTAATTATAAGAAAGAAACGGTAAAAAGTCAAGGAGGCGCAAGCATGTGACCCAAGAATTTTTACAGGACGCCATGGCGGCGGACCTAAAGGAGCTTTTCGCCCATGAGAGGCTGAAAAGTTCCCTGGGCGTCGAGCGGGAGATCCAGATCTACACCCAGGATGTGCCGATCCGGGAAAGCGACGATGAAGCACAGGACAAGGAAGCACCGCCGGAGCCGTATGTGGTGGTGCGCCTCCAGGGCGGAAAGACCGAAAGCGACGATGACCCGCAGATCATTGACGCGGTGCTGGTGGCCTGTGTCTACGACCCCGATCCGGGGCGCCAAGGCTACCGGGACGCCCTGCACATCATCAACAAAATTTATCATCACTATTCCGCCTGCGCCGTGATCGGCAACCGATGGGAGGTCCTTTACCCTATGGAGTGGACCACCCAGGAGGAGGACACACACCCGTACTATTTCACGGCCATGTCCCTGCGGATCCAGGCGCCGGCGGTCCACAAGGAGGTGCCAGAAGCATGACAGCAAAGAAACAGACCAAACCGGCGGCGGAGGCCGGCACGCTGGTGTACTGCGGCCCCACGATCCCCGGAGTGGCCAAGCAATTCACATCCTACCGGGGAGGCATACCGGAGGCCCTGGCGGCGGCGCAAAAGAAAACCCCGGTGCTGGGCAGCCTGACCGTACCGCTGGACCAGCTGCCGGAGGCCATGCGCCAGCTGCGGGAGAAAACCGGCCCCATTTATGCCCTGTACCGAAAGGCACAGAAACGAAACTAACAGGAGGTAAAGCAACATGGCAACCTATCAGCATGGCGTGTACAACCAGGAGCAGGCCACGAGCCTGACCACGCCGATCCGAAGCAGCGCCGCCCTCCAGGTGATTTTCGGCACGGCACCCGTTCACCTGGCGGATGATCCGACCAAAGCGGCCAACACCCCGAAGCTGTGTTACAGCTTTGCGGAGTGCCAGGCCGCTGTGGGCTATTCCGACGATTTCAAAAACTTCACACTTTGCCAGAGCATTGACGCCAATTTCCGGGTGTTCAATAACGCCCCCATTATTCTGGTGAATGTGCTGGATCCCGGCAATTCCAAGCACACCAAGAACAACGAGGAGGAGGACTGCGCGGTGGCCAACGGGCAGGCGGTCTATACCAAGCCCTATGTGCTGCTGGACACCCTGGTGGTGAAGAAAGACACCACCCCGCTGGTGGCAGAAACGGACTACACGGCGGCCCACGACGATGACGGGAATGTGGTGATCACGCTGATCTCCGAAACAGCAAAGGAGGCGGAAAGCCTGTCTGTTTCCTCCACCAGCCTGAACCCCACAGGCGTGACCAAGGAGGATGTGGTGGGCGGAGTGGACACCGAAACCGGCAAGGAAACGGGCCTGGAGCTGGTGCGCCAGATCTATCCCAAGCTGGGCCTGGTGCCCGGCCTGCTGCTGGCCCCCGGCTGGTCCCACGATCCCGTGGTGGCGGCGGCACTCCAGGCCAAGACCGGCAAGATCAACGGCAATTTCGACTGCAACACCTATCTGGACATTGCGGCAGACAGCACGGGCGCCACGGTGTACACCGATGTAAAGACCGCCAAGGAAAAGCTGGGCGCAAGCTCCAGCCACGCGGCGGTATTCTGGCCCAAGGGGGCGGTGGGCGAAAAGATCTATTGCCTGTCTGCCATGGCGGCGGCGGAAACGGCGGCCACCGACGCAGCCAACGAGGATGTGCCCCATGAAAGCCCCTCCAATAAGGACCTGAAAATCACCGCCACTGTGCTGGATGACGGCACCGAGGTGGCGCTGGACCAGGAGCAGGCCAACCTCCTGAACGGCCAGGGCGTGATCACGGCCATCAATGCAAACGGTTTCAAACTGTGGGGCAACAACACGGCAGCCTATCCCTCCACCACGGATCCGAAAGACCGCTGGCTGGCGGTGCGGCGGTTTTTTGACTGGGATGGAAACAACTTCATCCTGACCTACTTCCAGAAAGTAGACAAGCCGGGCAACAAGCGGCTGATCCAGTCCATCGTGGACAGCCAGAACATCATTGGCAACGGGTATGTGGCCCGCGACTACTGCGCCGGGTATCGGCTGGAGTTCAAGGAGGATGAAAACCCGATCACCGACCTGCTGGACGGCAAGCTGACAACCCACACCTACCTGGCGCCCTACATCCCCGCGGAGAAGATTGTGAACATCCGCGAGTACGACACCGCGGCCCTGGAGGCCGCGCTGACCGGAGGAGGCGAGTAACCCATGAGCAAGAACATTCCGACCAAGGTAAACAACTACAATGTGTACAACGAGGGAGAAAAGCTGCTGGGCGTGGGGGATGAATTGACCCTGCCGGACTTTGAGGCCACCAGCGAAACGGTGAGCGGCGCCGGGATCCTGGGTGAGATCGACGATCCCACCATCGGCCATTTCGGAAATATGCAGCTGGAGATCCCTTTCCGCACCCTGGACAAAGAGGCCACCAACATGATGGACCAGACCAGGGCCGTGCAGCTGACGATCCGGGGCGCCGCCCAGGAAATCGACAGCGCCGGAAACATCGTGCCCAAATCCATCCGGGTGGTGGTACGGGGCCGGGCGGCCAAGCTGACCGGCGGGAAGCTGAAACGGGCCAGCACAATGGACAGCGGCGTGACCCTGAATATCCTCTATATCCTGATCGAGGTAAACGGGGAAAGCGTCGTGGAGCTGGACAAGATGAACCCCACATACAAGGTCAACGGCGTGGATCTGCTGGCCGAATACAAGGAGATGTGCTAAATGGATGAAATCAAGAGCAACGCCGCCCTGGAGGCGGAGCAGACCACTGCACTGGCACCGGCGGCCACCGCGGAGGAGCCGGAGGAGGAAAGCCTGGTCCTGAAATTCCGCAAGCCGTACAAGTTCGAGGGGCAGGAATACACCGAGGTGGACCTGTCCGCCATGGAGGACATGACGGCGGCGGACCTGTGCGCCGTGGGCAAGATCATGACCAGACTGGGCATTGTGAACCCTGTGGCGGAAATGACCGTGGATTATGCCATTTATATGGCGGCCCGCGCCTCCGGCAAGCCGGTGGAGTTTTTCCAGGGCCTCCCCACCAAGGAGGGCATTAAGCTGAAAAACATGGTCACGGGTTTTCTTTACGGCGGGGACGGAGAGGACTGACCCCGCCAGAAATCAGAAAGGCTTGTGTGGGCCTGTCCTATCTGCTGCGGACAGGGGTTGACTACTTTATGAGCCTGCCCATAGAGGAATTGCAAGAACTGGCGGAGGAGGCGATCAGGTTATATGGCAAAAGGAAAAGCCTATGAGCTGGCGATCAAGATAGCCGGCAGAGTGGACAGCTCTTTGAAAAAAGCCTGCCTGGACGCGGACGAAAACCTGGGCCAGCTGGCAAAGACAGCGGAAAAGATCGGGAAAGCTGCCAAGGTGGCCGCCGGCGTAACTGCGGCGGCGGCCACTGCGGTGGGCGTGGCCGCTGTCAAGTCCTATACGGAGCATGAGCAGGCCGTGAACAGCATGGCGGCGGCAACCGGAGCCGCCGGCGAGGAGCTGGACAACCTCCAGGGCGCAATGGAGGCAGTTTACAAAAACAATTTTGGTGAAAACCTCCAGGACGCGGCGGACGCTGTGGCCACGGTGGACAGGAACCTGAAAAACATATCCCCGGATGAAATCCAGGAGGCCACGGAGGCAGCCCTGGCGCTCCGGGACACATTCGAGTACGGCGTGGAGGAAAGCACACGCGCCGCGGCGGCCATTACAAAGAATTTCGGCGGATCCGCAAAAGAGGCGTTCAGCCTGATCGCGGCGGGTGCCCAAAACGGCCTGGACTACTCCGGGGAACTGATCGACACCATCAACGAGTATTCCAGCCAGTTCTCCAAACTGGGATTTACGGCGGACGGCATGTTCCAACTGCTGCAAAGCGGCGCGGACAGCACGGCGTGGAACCTGGACAAGGTGGGCGACGCCATCAAGGAGTTTTCGATCCGAGCCATTGACGGCAGCGACACCACGGTGCAGGCGTTCCAGGATTTGGGCTACAATGCCGACGCCATGATGGAAACCTTTGCTGGCGGCGGCGAGGACGCAAACAAGGCATTTTTTGATGTGTTAAACACCCTGATGGATATGGACGATCAGGTGAAGCGGGACGCGCTGGGCGTGGCCCTGTTCGGAACTATGTGGGAGGACCTGGGCGCGGAGGCCATGCAGGCAATGGCGGACGCCTCCACGGCAGCCTATGACACCAAAGGGGCACTGGATCAGATCAATTCTGTGCGATACAACGACCTGGAGAGCGCAATGCAGGGAGTGAAACGCCAGGCGGAGGGGATTCTGTGGACCATCGGGGAACAGCTGGAGCCGTACATACTGGACGGCCTGAACTTCCTATCGGCAACCGTTATCCCAAATGTGCAGACCGCTGTGGAAAAACTGGGTGGATATGTGCAAGGAAATGTCATTCCGACGATCAAGACAGCCGCCCAATGGATCGGGGAAAACAAGGACATGCTGCTGACCATGGCCGGGGCCATCGGCACCGCCGTGGGGGCATTTATGGCCCTGAGGACAGCGGGCCAAGCGGCGGGAGCTATTAAGGGGATCGGCACGGTACTGGGCACGGCGGTCAAGCAGGGTGGCCTCCTGAAAACCGTTGTGGGCCTGCTGGGCGGAAAATTTACAATCATCATCGGTATTATCGCGGCGGTAGCAGGCGCATTTGTGATCCTGTGGAACAGAAGCGAGAAATTCAGAACCGCAGTTATGGGGATCTGGCAAAAGGTTCAGCCTCTCATACAGGCATTTGGCAACCTGGTGAGCCTGATTGCCACCAGCCTGGCCCCCGTTCTGTCCGATCTGGCCAATGTGGTACTGAATGTGCTGGAGGCTGCTTTTGTGGCCTTTGCCCCCTACATCGAAAATGTAATTGCCATCTTAACAAGCCTAATCGAGTTTGTAACCAATGTATTTTCGGGCAACTGGGGCGCCGCCTGGCAAAACATTGTGGATATTTTCGGCAATGTTTTCGGCATGATCGTGAACCTGGCGAAAGTTCCCATTAACGCGGTGATCTCTGCCATCAACTGGGTCATTGGAAAAATCAACAGCATTTCCGTGACGATCCCGGACTGGGTGCCGGGCGTGGGCGGCACAACCCTGGGATTTAATATCCCGACCATTCCGGCCCTGGCCGCCGGCGGTATTGCAACGGCCCCCACACTGGCCATGATCGGTGAGGGAGGAGAGCCGGAGGCGGTCATGCCGCTGTCCAAGCTGGCGGCCCTGCTGGACGAATGGACCAAGCCGAAACCGCAAGGCGGCGGAGGCCCGGAGGACGGCGACGGGGACCGAATCGTGTGGTCCCCTGTGTTCAATTTCCACGGCAACACCACCAAGGAGGAGGCCGTGGAAGCCGCCCGCATGAGTTTTGCGGAGTTCAAAAAGATGTACAAGCAGATGAAAGCCGAGGAGCGGCGCAAAAAGTTTGCCCCGGCGTAAGGAGGCCCGCACATGGCAAAAACCTACACCACCCAACAGGGGGACGCCTGGGACGCTATCGCGCACAAGGTATATGGAAGCGAAACATATACAGGCTGGCTTATGCAGAACAACCTCCCCCTGCTGGATATTTTCGTATTTGAGGCGGGGACGGTCCTGCAAACACCGGACCCGCCGGAGGATGACAAGGCGGAAAACCTGCCGATCTGGAGGACGGGAGCATGAGAACACGCAGCGCGGCGGTGGATCTGACCTGGAACGGCGCGGCGGTCAAAAGTAAAATGCTGGGCCAGACCACGGAGATCACCTACACGGACCCGGCCAGCGGAGAGGCGGACAGCCTGGATATTGCGATCCATGACCGGGACCGCCAGTGGACGGTGGCCTGGATGCCTCTGGCGGGCGATACGCTGGAGGCCGCGACAATAGAGCGCCCCAGGGGGGGGGGGGGGGCCCCCCCCCCCCCCCCCCCCTGCGGGTTTTTCATCCTGGACAATTTCGAGTTTGCGGGCTGGCCCATTACCGGGACCATTTCCGCCGTGTCGGTGCCGGCGGACGGCGCTTTTCGGGAAACCGAGCGGACAAAGACCTGGGAAAAGGTGACCGTCCAGGAAATCGGAAAAGAGATCGCAAGCCGTGCGGGCATTGCCCTGGCCTGGGATGTGGAGGGAACCCCTTTCACGATCCAGTCCATTGAGCAGTCCGGGCAGACCGATTGTGATTTTTACATGGAGCTGTGCGACGCTTACGGCTATGCCATGAAAGTGTACGCCCAAAAAATCGTGGTATTTGACCGGGAGGCGTACAAGAAAAAGGACCCTGTGCTGACCATACGGGAAACCGATATGGAGAGCTGGAGCTGGAAAAAAACCCTGGCCGGGACCTACACTGGCGGGGAGTACACCTACACGGACCCGATCACCGAGGAGGAGATCAAGGCCACTGTGGGGACTGGCACACGGATCCTGAAACAATCCGGCAAGGCGGACAACCTGGCCGACGCAGAGCGGCGGATCCGGGCGGCGGTGGACAAGGCGAACCACGGCGCCACCACCCTGTCCGTGACCATGACAGGCAACGCCGCCCTGGTGGCCTCCCAGTGTGTCACTGTGGTGGGCCTGGGGCGCCTGTCTGGAAAGTATTACATAGACAGCATTACGCACCATGTCGGGGCGGGGTACACCATGGACCTGGAGCTGTCCCTGGTGGAAGCCATGAGCGAGGAAGTGATCAAGGACGCCGCCGAGCGGCTGGCCGCCGTGGGCGTCATGGCCTCCCCGGAGTATTGGGTGGCCCATTACAAGGATGTGAAAAACCTGGACGGCCTGATCCTGAACATGGCAACCCGGATCAAGGTAAACCTGGGCGGGACAAGTATCACGACGGTGGACGCGGCGCTGAAAGTGCTGACCAACACCGGGGTGATCAACTCCCCGGACTACTGGGCCACCGCTTACTCCTCCCTGGCATGGCTGGACACTCTGCTGATCAGCGCGGCCAACGCCCTGACAGCGGATTGAGGAGAACGACATGGCAAATGAAATTTTCAGGGTGGGCAAGGTTTCATCCATTGACTACGCCGCCGGCCTGGTGCGGGTGGTCTACCCCGACAAGGACAACAGCGTGACCGCCCCCCTGCCCATGCTCTGCACAGAGTACAACATGCCAAAGGTGGGAGATCCCGTCATGGTGCTGCACCTATCCAACGGGACCGAGGCGGGGCTGGTCCTGGGCCGGTATTGGTCCGGCAATAACAAACCCCCGGAGGGCGCGGAGGGCCTGTACCGCAAGGACCTGGGCCGGACGCCGGGGGAGGCCATGATCCGGTATGACGGCAGCACCATGACCATCCAATGCGCCGGGGCCATCAAAATAGAGGCCGGCGGAGCGGTGACCATAAACGGCGCCACCATCGACCTGAACTAAAGGAGGCGGGATCCATGCCGCAGGCGGCAAGAATAACCGACGCGGTGGCGGGAACCACCGCCGGGGAACACACGGGGCATGTGCCGCCCCACTCCCCGGAACCGTTCAGCGGGGAGATCTCCGGGGCGTGTTCGGGGACGGTGCGGATCAATGGCCTGTCCGCCGCTACGGTGGGGAGTATCACCACCGAGCGGGACGGGTGCTGCGGGTCCAGCCAGGGCGCCGTGGGCGCCGGGAGCGGGACGGTGCGGATCAACGGGAAGCCAGCGGCCCGCACGGGTGATGCCCTGACCGCGCACAGCGGGAGCGGAACCGTGACGGGCGGCAGTCCCAATGTGAGGATAGGAGGGTAAGCTGTGACCATTGGAACGCTGGGGCGGAACATCGTCTTTGAGGTGAGCGACGAAACTGCCCTGATCCTCCAGGAAATGACCAGGGAAACCTCCGGGCGCTGGGCCATCCATGAAGCCATGGGAGCAAAACCAAAGGCTGAGTTTTTAGGCCCTGGCCTCCAGGCTGTAAACCTGACCATATACCTGTCCGCCGGCCTGGGGGTGCGCCCCCGGTCCGTGCTGGAGGCGGTGGAGGGCATGGTGGAAGCAGGGACGGCGGAATATTTGGTCATCGGCAATAGGCCGGTGGGGAAAGATCCGTTTCGACTGACCGGATCAAGCGAAACCTGGTCCACCATATTCAGCCGCGGGGAGCTGGTCAAGGCCGCTCTGTCCATCACGCTGGAGGAATACGCATGAATATTTCACCTTTTGATTTTCAACTGCAATTCACTTTTGCCAATGACGCCATGGCGGAGCTGGACCGAAAGCTGGCCCTGCTTTACTCCACCAGGGAGGGAACCATGCCGCTGGATCGGGAATTTGGGATCAACATGGATTTTGTGGACATGCCGCCGGAGGTGGCCAAGAGCCTTTACACGGCGGAGATCACGAAAAAGACGGCCCAATTTATCCCGGAGGTGCGGGTGCAGTCCGTCCAATGGACCCATGGCGGCGAGGGCGTATTTTATCCCAAGGTGGTGATCACAAGTGCCTGATATGTCAGCAATCAAGAACACGCCGGAAATCAGCTTTATTGACAATAAGACGGTGGAGGATGTGCGGGGCGAAATGGTGGCCGATTATGAGGAATACATGACACAGGCCCAGGGCGTGACTGTTTCCCTGGATCGTGCCAGCGTCCACCGCATGATCCTGTACGCCGCGGCGGCGCAGATCTACCAGGCCATGCAGTACATAGACCGGCAGGGCAAGCAAAGCCTATTGAAATACAGCTATTCCGACTACCTGGACAACCTGGCGCTTTTTAAGGGCGTTACCAGAAGCCCGGCCACGGCGGCAACCTGTACCCTGCGCTTTACCCTGGCGGCGGAGCGGGAAACGGCAACGGCCATCCCGCAGGGCACCAGGGTGGCGTCCTCCGGGTCCGTGTACTTTGCCACGGACGAATACGCGGAGATCCCACCGGGCAGCACCGAGGTGGAGGTGGCGGCCACATGCACCGAAACCGGAACCGCCGGAAACGGCCTGACCGCCGGGGAGCTGTCCGCCATGGTGGATCCCGTCCCCTATGTGGCCAGCGTGACCAATACCGCGACCACGGAGGGCGGGGCGGAGATCGAGAGTGACGCGGACCTGGCGGAGCGGGTTTTCCTGGCCCCTGGCGCCTATTCCACGGCGGGACCGGAGGACGGCTACCTGTACCACGCCAAGGCGTACAGCCCGGCCATTGGGGATGTGGTGGCCACCAGCGACCAGGAGGCCGGAACAGTGGACATTGTTTTCATCATGGCGGATGGAGCAAAGCCTGGGCCGGAAATGATCAACGGGCTAAAGGGCTATCTGCAAGACAAGACGATCCGGCCCATGACGGATCTGGTCAATGTATCGGCCCCGGAGGAAGTCCAGTACACCATCAACATGACCTATTACATCAACCGGAGCGACAGCGCCAAAGCCGTGACCATCCAGGCGGCGGTGGCCCAGGCCGTGGCGGATTATCAGACCTGGCAGCGGGCCATTGGACGGGACATAAACCCCTCCAAGCTGGTGGCCATGGTCATGGAGGCCGGGGCCAAGCGGGTGACCGTGACAGCCCCCACATACACCGCCGTGGCGGCCACCAAGGTGTCCGCCCTCCAGGGAGAGGCCACCGTAACCTATGGAGGGCTGGAGGATGATTAAACTTTCCGGGAGCCGCTTTACCGACATTATGCCGGAGAACCTGGCCGGCCAGGAGGAGGTCCGGGCGATTGCCTACGCTGTGGGGCGGCAGGTGGAAAAGCTGTGCGCCTATTCCGACGCCGCCCGGACCTATGCGGCCATTGCCACCATGCCGGAGTGGCTACTGGATTACATGGCCGTGGAGCTGCGCACCCCGTCCTATGATGAAAATTATTCCATCAAGACCAAGCGGGCGCTGATCGAGGGGTCCCTGCTGTTTTACACGCAGATGGGAACCCCGGCGGCGGTCAACCGGATTATTGAAACCATCTTTGAAACCGGGTACATCGAGGAGTGGTACGAGTATGACGGCGATCCGCACCATTTCCGGGCCTATGTGGGGGACGGCGGCGAGGTAGGGCCGGGAGAGCTGGAGGAGTTCCGGCGGGTCCTGGCCTCTGTCAAGCGCCTTTCCTCCTGGCTGGATGATATTATCACCATTTCACAGATGGATCCGGCGGCCCTGACCATCACGGGCGCCATGGGGCGGGGCTACATGTCCACCGCCCTGCCGGCGGCGCCCATGGACTACGGCATGGAGGCCCCGATCCGAGCGGGCGGGGTTTTCGGAACCATCACACAGACCGCCATACCGGCGGCGGAGTAAGAGGAGGCAACCATGTTTTACGGATTTGTAATCACAGAAGCCGGCAATAACCTGCTGGCCGAAATGGTGGCCGGCGATAAGCTGACCATCACCAAGGTGGTCATGGACAAGGGCACCGCGGAGAGCGCGGAGGCGGCCCGGAAGCTGACCGCCCCCATTGACCCAGGCCCCAACGGCACCAGCACGGAGCCGACGGTGGACGGCACAGCCGTCAACATGCTGGTGGAGTACCGCAGCGACCTGAACGGCGGATTAAAGGAGGGTTTCTGGATCGGCGGCTTTGCCGTGTTCGGCAAGGTGGAGAACGGGGCCGAAACCATGATCTACTACGGATCCCTGGGAGAGCAAAAGCAGTATGTGAGCGCCTATGTGGAGGGGACCGCCCCGGATGTGCGCCGCTACCCCGTTTCCATCACCGTGACTGCCGGAGTGGAGGTGGAGGTGTCCTACCCCGCGGAGGCGTGGATGACCGCCGAGGAGGTGGCGGCCTATTTCAACGGGACCCTAAAGCCGGAGCTGGAGAAGAGCCTGGGCGGCCTGATCAAAACGCACAACGAGGATCCCGAGGCCCACAACGGCGCCCTGAAAGACAAGCAGGACGCCATCAAGGCGGAGGGCCTGCTGAAAGGGACCAAAGCCACCGGAGAGGACGGGGACACCTACACCATAGGGACGGCTGAACCGGGCACCGACTACCAGAAGCCCACCAACAAGCTGACACTGGCGGAGGCCATGACCACACAGGACTTTATCCCGTTCTACGACCACGACAGCGGCCAGCACATGCGGGCCACGCTCCAGAGCCTGAAAGAGGCCATCGGCGTACAAAGCCCCACCATCAAGGTGACCACCTGTGCAGGCGCGTCCGTGACCTGTTCGGACGGCGTGACCAACCTGGAGGGCACGGGATCCACGGAGTTTGAGCTGCCCTATGTGGGGGACTGGACCGTGACCGCCTCCCTGGGCGGAGCAAACGCCAGCCAAGTGGTGGATGTGAGCGGCGCCCTGCTGTACGAGGTGGATCTGATGATCACCAGCGGCATTGCCGTGACTACACAGCCAGGTAAAAAGACCTACTACATCGGGGAGGCATTCGATCCTGCGGGCATGGTGGTGACGGCCACGTTTGCAGATGACACCACCGAGAATGTGACAGGTGACTGTACTTTCTCCCCCGCCACCATTGCCAAGGACACAACGGCCATCACGGTGAACTATCAGCGGGCAGGGATCCGAAAAACCGCAAGCGTGGCGGTGACGGTGCGGGTGCTGGCCAGCATTGAGATTTCCAACCCGCCCACGAAAACCGCCTACAAGTACGGGGAAGTGTTCAGCCCGGCGGGTATGGCCGTCACGGCCCGCTATACAGACGGCCAGAGCCGGACGGTGACCGGGTACACCTATTCCCCCACCGGCGCCCTGAAATTGAGTGATACAACCATCACGGTTTCCTACACGGAGGGGGATGTGACCAAGACCGCCACGCAGGCCATCACGGTGGCCAAGGTGCTGGACCGGATCGCAGTCACCACGCCCCCCAACCGCACCAGCTACTTTTCCGGTGAGCAGTTCAGCACCGCCGGCATGGTGGTGACCGCCCACTACACGGACGGGAGCAGCGGCACGGCAAGCGGCTATACCTATTCCCCCACCGGCGCCCTGGCCGCAGGAAATACAACCATCACGGTTTCCTACACAGAGGGCGGTGTGACCAAGACCACCACCCAAGCCATCACGGTGACCACCATCAACACCACGCTAAACTCCAACAGCTGGGCCACGATCAAAGCGGTTTCGGATGCCGGAAAGGGTGATAATTACTGGGATGTGGGCGACACCAAGACTATCACCATCAACGGGACAGTGCAGAGTTTTACATTCTCCAACCTGTCCATTGCCGCTTTTATCATCGGGTTTAATCACAACAGCAACCGGGAGGGCAGCAACCGGATCCATTTCCAGATCGGAAAGATCGCCAACAAGCTGGTGGGGCTGTGTGATAGCAATTACGGCAACTATGTGTCAAGCGGTTTCTGTATGAACACTGAACAGACTAACCGCGGCGGATGGAGCAACAGCCACATGCGGAAAACCGTACTGGGCAACAGCGGAGCGCCGTCCAGCCCGCCGGCCAACTCCCTGCTGGCGGCCCTGCCGGCGGACCTCCGGGCCGCTATGAAATCCGTGTCCAAGTACAGCGACAACACCGGCGACGGATATGACACGGCCAGCTATGTGACGGCCACCACCGACTGGCTTTTCCTGCTGGCAGAGTTTGAATACCACGGCAGCCGGAGGAGATACGCCAACAGCGCCGAGCAGAACTACCAAAAGCAGTATGACTACTACAAGGCGGGCAACAGCAAAGCGCATTACAGGCACGACAGCACGGGAACGGCGGTCGCTGCGTGGACCCGTTCCGCCAATGTCGGCAACGGTGGCTCTTTCTGCCTTGTCAACGAGGACGGCACGACCGCCGGTATCAATGCAGACTATTCATGGGCGCTGGCCCCCGGCTTTGTGGTTTAATCCACAAGTGAGCGTTTATATTACACCAAAAGCAGGAAAACCGAGGAGGAAAAAGCATGTATCGGATTGTAAAAGACGGGACCGAACTGGCACTGATTGAGGCACCCAGCTATGTGCGGCAGGCCAGAAACGGCTGCTTTGTGCTGTGCCAGGAGGTGGAGGCCGCGGGGATTGCCCATAACGGGACCGTGTACCACCTCCTGGGCCGGGAGGTCCTGGAGGGCGCGGAGAGCGTGATCCTGGAGGTGGCGGACGCGGGCGTGGAGATCCAGGCCGCCAGGGAAAGCGCGGCCCAAAACGCCAAACTGTCCGGCCAACTGTCCGCCGCGGCCCGCCTGTATGTCCAGGCGGCCACGGATGTGCCGGACGAAACGGCGCTGGAAATGCCGGATCTGTTCAAGACCTGGGAGCAGGCCCTGGACGCCGGCACGACCCTGACGGAAAATTCTATTATCAACGACGGGGGCACCCTGTACCGTGTCGTGGCGCCGGGTGGTGTACTTCCACAGGCGCACCAGCCGCCCCACGGGGAGGGTATGCTGGCGGTATATCGCCCCATTGATACCGCCCACAAAGGCACCATGGAGGACCCGATCCCGTGGGTGTACGGGATGGACTGCGCCAGCGGACTGTATTACTCCTATAACGCCGCTGTGTATCTCTGCAAGGCGGATATGAAGCCGTGCGTATGGGCGCCGGGAACCGCCGGCCTGTGGCAATGGGAGGCCGTGGCCGCTGGAGAAACGGAGGCGTAACCAATGGGCCGGAGGTACATTGTTAAGCAGCGGGCCAGGATCGACACCATCACCGGCCCGGTCAATCTTCCATACGGAACCACGGTGGAGGCCGTGGAGGATTACCTAATCCACCAGGGGCGCCAGCTGTGTACAGTAGCCAGCCGAAAGGCCCACCTGTATTTTGCGCGGGATGATGACGGCAAAGGACGGGAGCGGGGCGCCCTGACGCTGGCCATCACCAAGCGGCTGGAGAAGCGGGACAAGGACCATCAAGCCCGCTGGGATCGCGTGTGGGAGGATCCCGTGTGCCAGAAGTACCGACACCCGGAGCATGAGGATCACTTTATATGGGGCCATGCATTTTTTGAGGCCCCGGTGGAGGATCTGCGGCACATTGCCGCTCTGATTGGCACGAGGGGGTGACGGCCATGGACAACACCAAACTGGCGGCGGATCTGTGCGCCATCATCGACAGAATGAATGTGATCATACAGGCCCAGGCCATGGAGCTGGCACAGCTCCACGCGCTCCACCATGAGGAGGAGATCGCGGCGATCCGCCGGGACTATGCCCAGGCCATCGGGGAGGTGTCCACATGACAGAGGCAGAAGTGCTGACTGGCGGCGGGATCGTCCTGGTGGCCATGACGCTGATCCAGATTTCCCCCATTAAGCTGGATCCATGGTCCGCTATTGCGCGGGCCGTGGGGCGGGCCATCAACAAGGATGTGATCGACAAGCTGGACGAAACCCGCGAGATCCTGGACGCACACATAAAAATGGATGGAGCCAGGACGGCGGACACGCACCGGGCCAGGATCTTGCAATTCAACAATGAGCTGCTGCGGGACATTCCGCACACACAAGAGGAATTTGTGGAGATCCTGGCGGAAATCGACCAGTACGAAAAATACTGCAAAGCAAACCCGGATTACCAGAACAACCGGACCACCCATGCGGTGGCGAATATCAGCCGGGTATATGATGACCGACTGATCAAGCACGATTTTTTGAAGGAGGACGAACCATGAAAACCATGCTGCTGGCCGTTGCCTCCATGACACTGGGGACCGTGCTGGGTTTCCTGGTGTGCGGAGCTACGGCGCGGCGCCTACGCCGAACCACACACGGCCAGAGAACGGCGCAAAAGGCAAGGGACGCCCCCAAGAAAATGGGCGTCATGGACAAGGTGCTGGTGCTGGAGGGTGTGATCCTGGTGGCCTATACCGTGGCCGCCCTGGCTGTGTTCTGGCACACCGGCGGGGAGCCGTCCACCCTGACCGCCTGTGTGTTCGGCGTGTGCGGCCTGGAAAACGGCGTCATGGGATGGATTAAGACCAACAAGGACAAGGCGGCGGAGGCCGCCAGAACGAGCGGGAGCGGCCGCGGGGCCGCCCCGGTGGAACCGCCCACGGAGCGGGAGGAACCGCCAGACGTGGGCCTGTAAGGAGGGAAAACGCTATGACAGAAAACCAACTGCGGCAGAAGGTGGCCGACATTATCAACGCATGGGTGGGGGCAACCAAGGGGAGCGCCAAGCACCTAGAGATCCTGGAGATCTACAACGGCCACAAGCCCCTGGCCCGCGGCTACAAAATGCAGGTGAAAGACGCCTATTGCGCGGCCACGGTGAGCGCGGCATACATAAAGGCCGGGATCGCGGAGTACACCGGGACCGAGTGCGGCGTGGAGAAGTTCGTGCAGATCGCAAAGGGTAAAGGCATTTGGGTGGAGAATGACGCCCACTTCTGCCATGTGGGCGGTGCCTGCGTGTATGACTGGGACGATACCGGAAAAGGCGACTGCACCGGAGCCGGGGACCACATCGGCATTGTGACCCAGGTAAACAGCGCGGTGGGCACCTTTGTGGTGACAGAGGGCAACATGAGCGGCGGCAAGGTGGGAAAGCGTACCATGGCCATCAACGGGAAGTATATCCGCGGGTTTATCAGCCCGGACTTCGCCGCCATTGCCAAGAAGATGGGCGGCGGGAGCGACAGCGCCGGCCAGACCATCCACACCGTGAAGGCCGGGGAAACCCTCTCCAAGATCGCCGGGACCTACGGCACAACCGTGGACGCCCTGGTGGAGATCAACGCCATCCAAAACAAGAACCTGATCCGGGTGGGCCAGGTGCTTATGCTCCAGGACACCCCCCAGGCGGCCGCCGACAAACTGGAGGCCCTGGGCGTGATCAATTCCCCGGACTACTGGGCAGACGCGGCGGAGACCGGGAAAGTCAAATACTTGGGGATCCTGCTGAAAAAGGCCGCGCAGACCATCACCAAGGCAAAGCCACGCACGGACACTCCCCAGGAGGGCGTGGCCGCCCTGGTGGCCGCCGGCGTGATCAACACCCCGGACTATTGGCTGGCCAACTACGACACATTCCCCTCCCTGGACCTGCTGCTGTGCGCCCTGGGCGGGGCTGTGCAATAATTTTAAGGAGGACATACACATGGAAACCATTATGCAGTACATTCCCCTGGCGGTGTCCGCCATCCTGCTGGCGGCCCTGATCCTGACCGTGATCACCAACATCATCACCCAGGTGGTCAAGAAAATCACCTGGGACAAGATCCCCACCAATATCCTGGCGGTGGTGGTGGCCATGGCCGTCACCCTGGTGGCGTTCTTTGCGGTGTTCCAGATCATGGGATGGGCCGTCACTTGGTACATGGTGGCCGGCGCGGTGGCCCTGGGCCTGTTCGTGGCCTATGCGGCTATGTTCGGATTTGATAAGCTCCGGGAGGCCCTGGAGCAGATCACGAACTGGAACAAAGACAAAACGGAGTAAGATAAACCCCCGGCGCCTGAACGGTGCCGGGGGTTATCTGCGTTCACGCGATTGCCTCCAGTTCCATATCTTCAATTTCGGCCCAAGTGAACCCAAGGCGGTGCATATCGTCCCCAACATCGGAGAGGACCACGCTGGCCTCCATGGTGAGATCCGCATAGCAGCGGGCGGCGAACATCTTATAGACTTCCACGGCCCGCTCCATGGTAAAAACCCGGATATTTCCAACCATGGCCCCGTACTTCCCGTTTTGCTTAATCAACATGATCTTTACCACCTTTCAAAATTCTGCGGAACAACCGCCGGAGCGGGACGAACACCGCCACAAATATAATCAGAGAAATTAGAAACTTCATTGTTTGCCCTCCTATTGACAAAACCGGATGAATTGTTTTATATTTGGGGTGCGGGGTTGTGGCCCCGCACCCACTGGCCTTTACCAGTTCAGCAATTTTTGGATTGCCAGAACTATGAGGCCGGACACCGTACCCGCGAGAATGTCAGCGCCTAACTGTTTCATTCTTTCGGGCCGCGCCGTAGGCTTTCGCCTACGGCGTTTTTTCTTGCTCATCTCAACCACCTCCTTTCCTCTTGAACTGATTATATTATACACCGTATTATGTGTATAATCAATTGGCAACATACACAAAATAAAGTGTATCTTTTTGTTACTTGTGTACACTTTACAATGTGTATGTTGCGTGATAGAATAACCATGAAAGGAGGGGATCGGAATGGCGATTAGCTATCAGGGCGCATTTGAGAAAATGAAAGAGGCCGGGATCTCCACATACCGGATCAGGAAAGAAAAAATAGTATCAGAGGGGACCTTGCAAAGCATGAGAGAGGGACGGCCTGTTTCAACTGAAACCATTGAAAAGCTGTGCCTGTTGCTGGACTGCACCCCCAATGACCTTATGAAGATTACCCGCTGACGGCAGGCCGTGAACCTGCCTGCTCAATGAATAACCACGCGCCCGACAACCTTCTTATAATTTTCTTGTGCTGAATATTACCACGGGTTTTGACGCCGACCTGTGCTAATATCAAGAAAAATGTGGGTCATATCCACAACGGAGGGGCGCCGGGTGAAGTTTTACGAAATCAATGGGAAAAGGAATTTGTGCGGGGACCGGATCCGAGAGGCCAGGCAGAAAAGGAGACTTTCCCAGTCTGAGCTATGCGAACTGCTGCAACTGCGGGGGATCATGGTGGAGCGGGATGTGATCAGCCGTATGGAGAGCGGGGCAAGGATTGTGACGGACTTCGAGGCCGTGGCCATTGCGGAGGTGCTGGAGGTCCCCGTGCTGTGGCTGCTGGACAAAGAATAGGCCGGCGTGGTAGAAAGAACCACGTCGGCTTATTGTCATATTACAGAGAAAGAGAGGCCGCCCCCATGAAAGGATATAAGCACTTAACCGCCCATGACCGGAACAAAATGGCAAAAATGCGGAAAGAGGGAGCAACTATGCGCCAGATCGGCGCGGCCCTCCATGTGAGTGCGGCCACCGTCTGCCGGGAGCTGAAACGCGGAACATACACCTACATGAACGCGGATTACATCGAGGTAACCGAGTACATCCCGGAGCGATCACAAAAGAGGTACGAGGCCAATCTGGAAGCCAAGGGGCCGGGATTGAAGATCGGAAACCATAGGGACTACGCCGAAAAGCTGGAGGAGCTGATCGTGGATTACGATTACAGCCCCTCCGCCGCCCTGCATGAAATTGAAAACCACCCGGAAATATATGGGGAGTTCGGGGTGCGCGTCTGCCGGCAGACGCTTTATTCCTATGTGGAAAAGCGGATCTTTGCCCGGCTGACCAATAAAGACCTGCCTTTTAAGGGGTCCAGACAGAAAAAGAAAACCAAACACATACGCCGCATGAAATCCGCCGCAAAGGGGGACAGCATAGAGAAAAGGCCGGAGGAGGTAAACACACGCCAAGAGCCTGGCCACTGGGAAATGGATCTGGTGGTGTCCTGCCGAGGCGGCCACAAGTGCCTTATGGCCCTAACCGAGCGGGTGACCCGCCAGGAGATCATGCGCCTGATCCCGGACAAGAGCGCCGCCAGCGTGGTACGGGCCATGAATACGCTGGAGCGAAAATACGGGAAAATGTTCCCGGAGGTATTCAAGACCATTACCGTGGACAATGGCACGGAGTTTTCCAACTGCGAGGGCATGGAAACCTCCATATTTAAGGCAGGCGGCCAGCGCACCAAAGTGTATTACTGTCACCCCTATTGCAGCAGCGAAAGGGGGAGCAACGAAAAGCAAAACCAGATGATCCGGCGGAAGTTCCCAAAAGGAACCAACTTCGACAAAGTTTCCCCCAAAGAGGTCCGCATGGTGGAGGACTGGCTGAACAGATACCCCCGCAAGATCCTGGGATGGTATAGCAGCGCAGACCTGTTCAACCAGATTTTTGGGGGCGTTTGAAATTTTTTTACTTTTTGTTACGCTTACCTATTGACATTTGCCGACGAAAATGCTACTAATAAGAGTAACAAAGGGTAAACCCCTTGTTACTCTTATTTTTTTATCGAAAAACGGAGGTGAAAGGACCATGAGCAACAAGTATTTGGGGCCTGCGGAGCGGCGGCTGATCGCAGAAAAGTGGGCCGCCTATGCGTCGGTGCGTGAGATTGCGGATCTGGTGGGCGTGGCCCCCAAGACCATCTATCAGGAGCTGCGGCGCGGCGAAAACGGAAAGCTGGACGAAAACAGCCGCCAAGCGTATGACCCGGATTTGGCCCAGCGCCGTTTCCAGGAAAGCCTCCGACGGCGCGGCAAGCCGCTGAACAGAGCGCGGGCGGCCAATGAATGAGTATCCAAACCACCCACGGCGGGCGGGTAAAACAAAGGAGGAAATGACTATGGCAACCATCATCAAGCAGACGAAAGAGGAAATCAACTGGGCGGAGATTGCCAGGGCCAGAGAAATGGGCGTACTGGACAAGCTCCTGGCGGAGCGGGATGTGATCCGCTTCTACCTGCGGAGCGGCACCGAGGTGGCCGTCATGGTGGAAAAGGTGGAACCGGGCCGGGCCTGGATGGGCTTTGTGGACGGTGTGGCCGAGCGGCCCATGTATAACCGCATGGCGCGTCCCGTGTCATGGAAAGAGAGCGACGCCCGGAAATGGTGCAACACCGATCTGGTCCAGGATCTCCCGGAGGATCTGGTGTCCATCATCACCCCCCGCACCATCCGCCAGACCATCAAAGGCGAGGAGCTGGTGACCACGGATCTGCTATGGCTGCACAGCGTAACAGAGTTTTTCGGGCGCAAGCCGTGGGCAGATGGAGACGATCCCGCAGAGGAGCAGCTGCCAGTCTACAAGACCGAGCGGGACCGCGTGAAGATGTGGGACGGGCAGACATGGCCGCATTACACCCGGTCCGCCAATTCCGGCACCAGCAACAATTTCTGCCTTGTCGGCACGGACGGCACGCCCCACAACGGCAACGCGGGCTATTCGAGGGCGTTGGCCCCCGGCTTTTGGATCTAATCGGCGGAGCGTATCAACAGAAATCCCGCCACGCAAGGGGCGGAGAAAGGAGCCGGACATGGCAAAGAGAAAGGAAATCAAGTGGCGGCGGGAGGGCCGCGGCACCATGACCGGGCGCCAGGACGGGATCATTTTTCGGATTTATCGCGCCTGGGACATGCCGGAACGAGAACACACCGTAAGCTGCCACGACACAAAGGGGAACGGGAGAACGATCAACACGGCGGGGTATAGGAAATTCACCTGGGAGGAGGCTGTGGAGTTCTGCCAGGCAATCGTGGCCGGAGAGATCAACCTGGAGGACCTGCGGGCAGAGTTTGCCGCAGAGGACGCGAAAAGGGAGCGGAGGGCGATCCGGCAGGCTGTGGCAGAGGCCAAGGAGTTCCGGGGCCACCTGGAGCGGGCGGGAATTTCATACACCACCCTGCTGGAACTGGAGGCGCTGCGGGCGAACCTGGGGAGCCTGGGCCACAATGCACTCCTGGGATTTGAGCGTGGGGAGGGCTGGCCGGATGGGACCTGACGGGAAAGACACCGCCCAGGCGGCGGTCTACATAGACGGCCAGCCGGTGCAATACGCCGGAGAAATCACCCTGCCGGAGCAAGTGGAGCGCCCGGCGCCGCCGCTCCTTTCGTCAATGGGCCTCACGATGGAACAGGCCGGAAAGGTGGCCGAGGCCATGGCAGAGGGTTTCCGCGCTATCTGCATAGCGATAGAGGAGGCCGCGGCGGCTGTGACAAAGATATGGGGAGCCATCCAGGCGGCGGAGGAGTTCCGCAAGGCCCTGCGGTGGGCAGAGGCGGCCAACAGGCCGCTGGCCTACCGCTACCACCACACCAAGAAAAAGCGGATCCTGGCCTGGTATCGGGAGGAGGTCCTGTAAGTGCTGCGGTTGACAGCCAACAAAACCAAACTTTACACACTGGTGGCGCGTTATGTGGATAACCTCCCGCCCATGCGGAGCGGGACAGAGTTCATTAAATACCCGCGCACACCGGACTACGCCCTGAACTGGATCACCCCCGAATGGAACACGGCCCACGCCTTTTTCTCCGCTTGCATGGGCCGCCCCCTCCTGGCCATTGAGATCCGGGACGGGGAAACCGGCAAGACGGTGAGCCGCACCACCTATTCCCTGACCCTCCGGGATCTCCGGGAGCGGGGCATGGTGGAGGAGTTCGTGACGGCGGCGGAGCGCCGACGGATAGAAAGGGGGGCCGACAATGGCGGACTTTCTCCCGCTACCTGATCGGCAGTATTCCGTAATCTATGCGGATCCCCCGTGGGAGTACCGCCAGCACGGGACCACGAAAAAGAGCCGAGGCACGGCGCTGAAACAGTACCCAACCATGACAACCGCGGATATATGCAATCTGCCGGTGCGGAAAATCTGCGGGGGGGGGGCAGCCTGTTTTCTGTGGGCAACTTTCCCAAATATTGCAGAGGGGATCAGGGTCCTGGAGGCGTGGGGGTTTCAGTACAAGACTGCGGCCTTTGTGTGGGTGAAGAAAAACGCCAGGAGCGGGACCAACTTTTGGGGCATGGGCGCCTACACCCGCGCCAACGCGGAGGTGTGCCTGCTGGGTGTGTCCCCAGGCTTTAAGGCCGGGGAGCAGATCCGCAGCCACAAGGTACACCAGATCATTGAGGCCCCATTTGAGGGGCACAGCAAGAAGCCGGATGAAACCCGCCAGCGGATCGTGGAACTGCTGGGGGATGTGCCACGCCTGGAAATGTTCGCCCGCCAGAGAGCGGAGGGCTGGGACGCCTGGGGCAACGAGGCACCGCCGGAAGAAAGGAAAATCGAGTAGTGGAAAGTGAAAGAAAACCGATGACCCGCGCCCAGGTTGAACAGATCCAAAAGCCGCGCCCGGTTTGGATTGAGTGGATCGGCCTGCACCAATTACAGAAAAGCCCTGGCTGGGAGATCGCCACCCATGTCCATGCCGGGCGGCTTTGTGTCAAGGGAGAGCGGGACAAAGATGGGTATTTACTGGATCTGTACGGGGTTTACTGGGTGGCATACGACACCCCGCCCGGAGAAAAGGAGGACACATGAGGAGAGGGCGCGCCGCGGGCGGGGCGCGCCGGGTCCGGGGGGGGGGGGGGGGGGGGCGGAGGTAGTGAGGACCCCACAAACCTTTTACGAGGCTGACGCCAAGGGAAAGGTGGAACACCGGCCCATGCGGGGCCGCGTCGTGTATATCCATCCGCGGGGCCTGTTTCATACGGTGGAATTTCAGACACGCGGAGGAGCGGTAAAGGAAAGTTTTCAGGGGGTGGAGGTATAGCCATGAATTTTTTGGAAAAGAACGGGCTTCAAACAGCGCAGACCCATTTCAAGGACATTTTTCAAAACAATATCCATCGGAACTATGCGGACGCCATGCTGGACTGGCTGGAGCAGGAAACAGACTTTTTCGCTGCCCCGTCCTCCACGAAGTACCACGGGGCACACACTGGCGGCCTGCTTGCCCATAGCCTGAATGTGTACCACCGCCTGCGGGATATTGCGATCCGCGACCTGGCGGGCAAGGAGGATCCAGGGAAATACCGCCTTTCGGAAGAACAGGAGGAAACGGTGGCGATCATTGCCCTGCTGCATGATGTGTGCAAGGTAGGGTGCTACCGCCTGGAAACCAAGCGGAGGAAGAACCCGGAAACTGGCCGCTGGGAGGATTACGAGGGATATACATACAAGGATCCCCTGCCGCTGGGGCATGGAGAGAAAAGCCTGTACCTGATCCAGCGCCACATGGGCCTACTGCCGGAGGAGGCGCTGGCCATCCGGTGGCACATGGGAGCATACGATGACGCGGCCAAGACGGACAACCGCGCACTTTCGGCGGCCATGGCGGCCTCCCCGTGGGTATGGCGCTTACAGGAGGCAGACATGTGCGCGGCCTGGATCGACGAACAGGAGGCCGGGGAATGAAAAAGGAGCTTTGCAAGCCCTGCGCCATTGCCCTGGCTGGCCGTGGAAAGACCGTAAAGCCCGCCAGCGGACGGTGCGAGAAAATCACCGGTGCGGAGTGTGGCCGCCGGCGTTTCGGGTACACCTACGAGGTGACCGGCAGAGCAACCCGCGGAAAAAAGGAGGACAAGCAGACATGAGCCAGAGAAAGGCCAAGGAGTACCGCCAGGCCATGGAGCAGTACCGGGGCGTGGTGGAAGATGTGGACGATCTGAAACGCCGGATTGGAGCAATGGAAGCCCGCCACCGCAAGGAGGACCAGCTGGAGGAGATCAGCCGCAGGCAGGCCAGACGGGAGGCGGAGAAGCGGGAAGCCAATAGGGCGGAATACCGGGAACACATGCGGAAGATCAACGCAGAGAAGCGGCGGAGGAAAATTGCCAGGCGGCGGATCGCTTTTCTGGCCTGCATGGCTATCCTGGCGCTGGCCCTTGTGTGCGCCCTTGTAACGGCCTGTTCGGCGCGTGGCAGCGGACCGGCAGAGGAGCGGGAGATCAACAGCACCGCCACCATTTCCCCGCCGGTTACACTGGTAACCGCAGAGCCGGACATGTGGGACGGCGAGGGAGAGGATCCGCTGGAGGCAGAGAAGATCGAGGAGGCCCTGCTGGCCTCCGGGTATTTCTCCATAGCGGTGCCCATGTGCTACGAATACCAGGACTATATGCGGACCTACTGCGCGGCCTATGAGTGCCCCTATCCTCTGGCCCTGGCCGTGGCGGAGGTTGAAAGCCACTTTAACATGGAGTGCGTGGGCGCCGCCGGCGAGGTGGGGATCATGCAGTTAAATCCGGGGCCGGATGGTGCCTACCACGCAGAGCTGGAGGCGGCCACGGGACTGGACCCCACCACCCCCTCCGGGAACATTGCCGCCGGGTGTTACCTGCTGGGAAAGTACATGCAGGAATACGGGGACGCAAACAAGGCAGCTATGGCCTACAACATGGGAGTGAGCGGAGCGGAAAACGCCTGGGCGGAGGGGATCGCCTCCACTGACTACTCCACCGCCGTGGTGGAGGCCATGGAGCGGTGGGAGGTCACGGTGAACGCATGTTGAACCAGGAGGCAACGCGCACCGCAGCGGCCAGGAGGGAAAGGATCCACCGCTGGCGTGTTCCTGGCCGCTCCAAGGTGGTCCACCCTGCCCATGGGGCCGTGGTGGTCCCCCACGCCTCCAACCTGTGCGCGATTATGAACGCGGCAGAGGTGTGGGGATGTGACTGGGCGGAGATCCTGGACGCGCAGGTGTGGGCGGCACTAGGGGAAAAGGCGGCCCCCATGCCTACATTATATAAATAAAGGAGGCGGCGAAATGCTGATCAATGAAAGCGGCCTGGTGCGCTGTATCAAGCGGGCCTATAAATCCGCCGGGTATGCGGTGGCCGCAGAGGGCGATTGCATGACGATCTACACAGAGCAATGGTATATCCAATGCAAGCGGGCGGCCATCCCCCGCAAGGTGCTGGCCACCATCGTGGAACACATGGGCATGATACCGGACACGGAACCCGTGTCCATCGTAAAGGATGGAGAGCCGCAGCTGATTATGCCGGATGTGGCGGCGGATGAAATTGCACACTGGAGGACCGGGGAGCGCACCGACGCGGTGACCATGGCAACGGTTATCATGCAGGGCTACCAGATTTTCCAGCCGGACGGCGGCGGGGCCTGCTACGGGGTGAGCCTGCTTGACCTGGGGATCATGGAGCGGGAAATGGTGGAGCATGGAGCCGCTGCTGTGATCGACGGGGACCGCCTGCTGTGGCGCGGGGACACCGAGGTGGTGGCCATGGGCGCAGTAAGAAAAGCCCGGTCAAGCTGGGCCAAGGAATGGGAGCGGGCTGTGTGGAACGCCCTGGAGGGCGTGGACCTGCACAGAGAGGAGGCGTGACGATGGGAAAGACGAATTTTGACCGGATCACCGCCTCCCCGGAGGTGCTGGCCGCTTTCCTGACCTCCCTCCCCTGCCTGGATGCGCCATGGGATGACGCTTTCCACCGGGTTTTCTGTGACAACTGCTCCATGGAGGACTGCCCCAAGGTGTGCCCGCATGAGGAAAAAAGAAACAGCCCCGCGTGGTGGCTGGGGCTGGAGGCGCAGAAAGATGAAAAAGACTGACCTGGGCCGCGCTGTCCTATATCAAGGGGATTGCATAAACACCATGGGGGAGATCCCGGACGGTTCCGTGGACGGGCTGATCATTGATCCGCCGTATTCCAGTGGCGGGACATTCTCCACGCAGCGGAAAGCGGAAACCGGAAAAAAGTATTTAGACACGGGCAGCGGAAAGCAGACGGACCACCCCAATTTTAGCGGGGACAACATGGATATGCTCAGTTTTACCATGTTCATGCGGGCAGTTCTGTTCGAGGGCAGGCTGAAAACCAAAGAAAACGGCGTCTGCTGTGTCTTTATCGACTTCCGAAACCTCCCGGCGGTAGCGAACGCCATGCAAATGGCTGGATGGACCTGGCGAGGGATCGCGGTATGGGACAAGTTAAATTCAAGACCGCAAAAGGGCCGGTTCAGAAATCAATGCGAGTACATCGTATGGGGGAGCAACGGAGCCATGCCGCCGGATCGGGGCGTCCCGGTCCTGGAGGGTGTGTTCAGGTTCCAGAATGTGGCTACGGCAAAAGCACACCACCAGACAGAAAAGCCCATAGGGCTGATGGAGAAAGTGGTGGAGATCGTACCAGAAGGCGGGACAGTCCTGGACTGCTTTATGGGTTCAGGGTCCACCGGGGTGGCGTGTATCAAAACAGGGCGGCGGTTCATTGGGATTGAACTGAACGAAATATATTATGAAACCGCAGTAAGTCGGATCAAGGAAGAAGCCAGCCAAGTGACCCTATTTAGCGGGGGGGGGGGTATCTGATCACAGTATTGATACCCTATAAAATCGCCGCAAAGGCGGCGGGAAGGGGGGAAACATGGAAGTGACCGTGACCATGACGGCAGAAGAATTTCTGGAGTTCATGGCCTGGAAAAATGACCGGGAGCAATACAACAAGGAAATGGCCGCCAGGTCCGAAAAAATGGAACTGCTGGCCAAGAAAACATGCTGGGCCATCGAGAAAGACCCGAAGCGGCCCGGCAAGGTCAAGATCGTGGACCAGGAACACGCGGCGGAGCTGCTGGAGCTGGCCAATGACTACCTATCATAAAAAGAAAACCACCTGCGCCCGGTGCTGACAACACGGCGCAGGTGGACAGATACGAGGCGGCGCGGAGGCCGTCCTAGATAGTTGCATTATAGCATACTCCCGGACGGCCTGCAAGCCGCAAAATTTGACGGGGCTGCGGCCCCGATAGCTCCGGTAAGAGCAATTACTAAAGTGACCAGCAGGCCAAAAGGAGGAGAACACCATGGCCTATGTCCATAGGCGGGTAAAGGCTGGCCGCACCATCGAACACAGGAAAATGCAATCATACCGGATCCACACCAAGGGGGTCCAGAGGGGACCGAACCATGGGACCACATCGGCGAAGCAGGCCAAGATCAACGAGCGGGTGGCAGAGGAACATCTGCGCTGGGACCTGAACGCCAACTTTGACCACCGGGACCTCCACGCCGTCCTGCATTACTACGACAAAGACACCAGCTTTGAGGAAATCCTGGAACACAAAGCCGTGTTCCTGCGGAACCTGCGGAAGATTTGCAAAAAGCACGGGATCAAATACAAGGCCGTGGTGGTCATCGAAACCAAGCGGATGACAAACCCGCACATTCATGTGGTAATAACGCGCATGGATCCGGAGATCATCACGGAGGCGTGGGAATTTGTACCAAAGGGCGGCGGGGGTGTCAGCTTCAAGCCGTTGGACCGCCGCGGGAACCATGAAAAGTTGGCCTCCTATCTGGTCAAGGAAAGCCGGTCCACCATGGAGAAATACCGGGAGGCAGGAAAGCGTGGAAAGCGGTACAGCAAGACCCAAAACATGGACAAGCCCGTGATTACATACACCCCCGTGCCTGCCTCCTCCTGGCGCAAGGAGCCAAGGGCCAGCAAGGGCGCCGTGCTGTACAAGTTCGATGACGGATCCACCACCCGGAGCGGGTGGCATGAGATCAGCGGCTACCCATACCAGGAATATTTCGAGGTTTTCAACGAATAGGAGGACAAGCCCATGAAAATTTACATAGCGGGAAAGATTGCCGGGGATCGGCGTTATCGGGCCAAGTTCCGGGAGGCAGCCAAGGCCCTGGAGGCGGCGGGCCATGTAGTCCTGAACCCTGCCACCCTGCCGGACGGCCTGACCGACGGGGACTATATGCGGATCGCACTGGCCATGCTGGAGGCGTCGGACCTGGCCGTGTTCCTCCCGGACTACCGGGAGAGCCGGGGCGCCATGGTGGAATGGGCCTGGTGCCAGCGGACCGGGAAAGAGTGCGCTCTGTATCTGGAAATGACAGGAGGGAGAACAAAGTGAAAGACTTTGCGGAAGCATACAAAGCGGCCCACGCAAAAGCGCGGGAATACCTGGGGGTAAAAAGGGCCGGATGGGCAGCGCCGGGGAAACGGACGCGGGAAAATCATGCAATCCTAATCCCGCGCCGGGAGGCTGTGGACATGGCGAACAACCTGGCAACAGCAATCTACGCCAAGGAGGTATATATAACCTGGGCCATGAACCTGCGGGGCTTTATGGTGCAACTGGCCACGGGAGAACACGACGCCATGACATGCCGGGAATGTGGCGGCATTTTCCGCGCTGGGTGGATGAATGGGAAATGCCCATACTGTGAGGCGAAGCAGGCAGCCACCGGGTATGTGGACGGCATGAGAGAGGCGGCAGAAAAATGAGCAAGGCGCAGATCAGCATGTGGGAGGAAAAGATCGTGGACAGTTTCGCCGGCGGCGGCGGAGCTTCCACGGGAATTGAACTGGCCACGGGCCGGGTGGTGGACATAGCGATCAACCATGACCCGGACGCCATCCTCATGCACAAGACCAACCACCCGCACACCGTCCACTATCAGGCCAGCGTGTGGGATGTGGACCCGCTCGAAGTCACAGGAGGCAGCCCGGTGGGGTTACTGTGGGCCTCCCCTGACTGTAAGCATTTCAGCAAGGCCAAGGGCGGGAAGCCTGTGGACAAGAACATCCGGGGGCTGGCCTGGATCGTCCTGCGGTGGGCTGGGACAGTCCGGCCCCGCGTGGTCATCCTGGAGAATGTGGAGGAGTTCCAGACCTGGGGGCCGGTCCGCCGCGGGCACCCGGTAAAGGCAAAGGCCGGGCAAACATTCCGGCGCTTTATTGACCAACTGGAGGGCCTGGGCTATGCGGTGGAATGGCGGGAACTGGTGGCGGCGGACTATGGAGCGCCAACCACCCGCAAACGGTTTTTTCTGATCGCCCGCTGCGACGGGAGGCCCATTGTGTGGCCGGAACCCACCCACGCGCCGGCGGACAGCCGGGAGGTGCTGGAGGGGCGGAAAAAGCCGTGGCGGAGCGCAGCGGAGATCATAGACTGGAGCCTCCCGTGCCCCTCCATTTTCGACACGCGGGAGGAAATCCGGGAGAAATACAGCCTTTCCGCCCAGCGGCCACTCCGGCCCAACACCATGCGACGGGTGGCCAGGGGTGTGGACAAGTTTGTGATCAAGTCGGCCAACCCGTTTTTGGTGCTGGTCAACCACGCCGGGGAGTTCCGGGGCCAGGAGATCGGGGACCCGCTCCAGACCATAACAGCAAAGCATGGGTATGGAGTGGCAAGCCCGACCATGGCACCATGGACGGTGACAAACACCACCAACTCCAGGGGGCACCCCGTCAATGAGCCGATAGACACGGCGCGGACCGGCGGCGGAGGCGGTCAAATGTTTTTGGGGGCCTCCCTGATCCAGTATCACACGGAGCAGTCGGAGCATGTGAGAGGCCAGGAGATCACCGGGCCGATCATGACCATTGACGCAGCCAACCGCTACGGCCTGACGGCGGCAAGCCTGGTCAAATACTACGGGAACGACCAGCACGGACAGAACATCCAGGACCCGCTCCACACGGTAATATCCAAGGACCACGAGGGCCTGACAACTGCGCACCTGGTCAAGATGAAAGGCACCAACCTGGGAGGGCCTGCCACGGAGCCGGTGCAGACCATCACCGCCGGAGGAGGCCATCATGGAGTGGTCACCACGCGGATCACAAGAGCGGAGCCGGGCGCGGATCTCAAACACTGGCCGGAGATCCGGGAGCTGCTGAATACATATTGCGGCTATGACCTGGGGCCGGAGGATGTGATCCTACTCCAGATCGGCGGCGTATGGTATTTCATGGCGGACATTGGCCTGCGCATGCTGACGCCGCGGGAACTGTACCGAGCCAACGGTTTCCCGGATGATTACAAGATCGAGCGGGACTATACCGGCCAAACCTACGGGAAAAGCAAGCAGGTGGCCAGATGTGGCAACGCCGTGCCCCCTCCCTTTGCCGCGGCGCTGGTGCGGGCCAACCTGCCGGAGTGGTGCGCAGGGGTGGAGATCAGCACCATGGAGGAACTGGAAAGGGCGGTGGCGGTGTAATGCTGGAAATCGTCCCCATGACATTGCGGGAGGCCAACGCCTTTGTGGAGCAAAACCACCGCCATCATGGCCCGGTGGCCGGGCATAAATTCTCCATTGGGCTTTCGGACGGAGAGCGGATCGTGGGCGTTGCCATTATAGGGCGCCCGGTATCACGCCACCTGGATGATGGGTGGACCCTGGAGGTAAACCGCCTTTGTACTGACGGAAGCCGCAACGCCTGTTCCATGCTGTATGCCGCAGCGTGGAGGGCGGCGCGGGCAATGGGGTATAAGCGCCTGGTGACATACATCCTGGAGAGCGAAAACGGAGCAAGCCTGCGGGCAGCTGGGTGGAAATGCGTAGGACAGGCCGGCGGCCTACGATGGACCGGACGCCGGAGGCCGGAGGTAGACCTGTACCCAGCACAAATGAAAATCCGTTTTGAACGGACGGCGGAATGAGGTAGAGCCATGAACGGAAAGAAAAACATGCGCCGGATCAGCGTCCTGGTGACCGCGCAGACGGCCTATAACCTGGACAAACTGGCGGCCATGTGCGGCTACCGGGAGCGGGGCCATGTGATCGACAAACTGGTGAGAGAAAAAATGCTGCAACTGAACGGAGGAAAGCGACATGAACAAAACGAAAATTGACTGGGCCACCATGAGCTGGAACCCCGTAACTGGGTGCCGCCATGGGTGCCCATACTGCTACGCCAGACGGACCGCCCGCCGCTTTGACGCCGGGTGTGCGGATCCTGCCCCGCTGCCTGGCGGCCTCCATGTGCTGACGGAGAAAATCAAGGCCACGCCCTACCCATACGGGTTTGAGCCTACCATGCACCGCTACCGGCTGAACCAGCCGGAGCGCCAGGAGGAGCCGCAGACGGTTTTTGTGTGCAGCATGGCGGACCTGTTTGGCAGATGGGTGCCCACCTCCTGGATCGTGGAGGTCCTGGACGCATGCCGACGCGCCCCGCAACACCGTTACCTGTTTCTGACAAAGGCCCCGGAAAGATACTTGGAACTGGACCACATGGCCCTGCTTCCGCATGAGAGCAATTTCTGGTATGGCAGCACCGTGGCAAACGAGGACGCAGAGGCAATGTACACCATGCAGGGGGTAGCTCTCAACAGCTTTTGGTCCATGGAGCCGCTGCTGGGGCCGGTGGACATGAGCAAGGCGGAGGGCCTGCCGCAATGGGTGATCCTGGGAGCGGAAACCGGGAACCGACGGGAAAAAGTGGTGCCGCGGCGGGAGTGGGTGGATCAGATCACGCAGTTTTGCGCGGAGAATGAGATCCCCGTGTTTTTCAAGGACAACCTCCGGGCGCACTTCCCGGATCTCCCGGCCTCCGCTTTCCCGTGGGATGACCGAGAGGACAAAACGGCAGAGTGGGCCGCCCACTTCATGGGGCGCTTTGAGAGGCAGGTGTGAACTATGGACAAAATAGAAATCGGCTACACCGTGGGAAAAGAGCGGTGGCTGGAGGCCGCCGAAAATCTGCATGAGTTTGGCCAGATCATGGCGCAGAACCTGCGGAACATGAACCGGGACGGACGCGGACAGGAGGACGCGGACGATCTTATGGCGGACATTATGCTGGCCTGTACAGCAATCGGCTATGTGGCGGAGTTTGCCGCGGATCAATGCCGGTTTATCCCTATGCCGGGAGGTGGTCAGAAATGAGTGAACAGAAAAGGCCGGAGATCTGCGAGTATTGCGCCCTGGGTGATCACGACGCATATATTTGCGCCCGCTGGCGCCTGTCCTATGCCGTGAATGAACTGAAAAAGGCGGTCCCGCTGCTGCGGCGGACAGCAGAAAAGCAGATGAAATGCCCGTACTACTACCCCGCCGGCCTCCTGAAAACCGGCCTGGTCATAATGGACGAAATCGGGCCGTGGCCGCCGGAGAGAAAGGGGAGCTGATCATGCGGGCGGTGCTTTTGAGCATAAAGCCGGAATGGTGGGAGAAGATCCTGGCCGGCGAGAAAGATCTGGAGATCCGAAAAACGGCCCCGCGGGCCGGAGCCAGAGGGACGGAGCCGTGGCCGCTGCTGGTCCTGGCCTATGTGAGCGGGACCGGGGCGGTGCTGGGGCAGTTCCTTTGCATGGGGTGGGTAAAAAGCAACTGTTTTCGCTATTTGGCCTCCCGCTCCTGTGTGCCGGCGGAGGACCTGGAGAAATACGCCGGCGGAAAATCCCTGTATGGCTGGATCGTGGGAGAGGCGGAGGAATACGAAACGCCCAGTCCGCTGGCGGAGTTCGGGCTGACCCGCCCGCCCATGTCGTGGCAGTACATAGAGATCCCGGACGATAAGGAGGAATAGGGGGACGAATAAGTGGCCATCAACCTTTCGGACCTGCCGCCAAAGTATCAGCAGCAGGCCATGGAAAAATACAGGAAGCAACAGACGCCCGCGGGGGGGCCGATGCTTGCGTCGGCCCGCAGGCTCTCCCATAAGCGACTGTTTTCCTTTAAGCCGCGCGGAGCGGTCAAGACCGCTCCCTACAAAGCAGGCGTGAACGGCAGGTTGTAGGGGGCGCACATGTGCGGCCCGCAGCTGTATGGCAGACGACCTCCTGCGGGAAGGCCGCGGGCCGGGCGCTTGTCGGCGCCCAACGAGCGCCGACAGAGTGCAA